ACCGTCGTCGGAATGGACGGAGCGGTAAATCTAAATACAAAAAGTAAACCCCTAGTTATGAGCCAATGGATACTCCCCGAAGCCTCATGGAAGATCTTCTCACCTTTCGTAGCACAGATGCGAGACGGATGTGGAGAGATCTTATTAAGCTTCGGGACCACCACGAATGCATATATTGCGGTGCTACGGAAGATCTAACCATTGACCACATAAGGCCAAAATGTAGAGGTGGTGAAACAACTGCCTCTAACTGTGTGACCGCCTGCCTTGCCTGTAACCAGGCGAAAGGCTCACTAGATGTAAATCAATTTTTAAATTTAAAAGTATTATGACTGCCGAAGTATTTACTGCAGTAGCTAATCGTAGAGCTGGAACTATACACACTTATGGGTATGGACATATCTCTATTGATGCAACAGCTGACACAGCTCTAGCAAACATCACTACCTCTAGCACAATCACTGACGTTCTTGAAATACTAGACGCTTGTATTGAAAGAGATAGAACTACAACTGCTACCTCAATCGGAGGAGCAACTCAAAACCTCACCTCCAATGCTCCTACTGACATTGCTCTTAGCGCTGCAGCTGTATCTACAGGTGCGAACGGTTCCTCAACTCCAGTCACAGTAGGAACCCTTTCAGCTACATCTACAGATGCTGCTAGTAACCTTACCTTTACTCTTGTATCAGGTACAGGATCTACTAACAACGCTAACTATGCGATCTCTGGCACAACACTTCAATTTACAGGTTCCTCAGCATCAGCTGGTACAGAGTCTGTTCGTGTACGTGTAACAGATAGCGCATCTCTAACATTTGAGAAAGCTTTCACTATCACAATTAGCTAGTGAAAAATCAAGCCCTAGAACTCGACAAGAAAATACGTGAGGACTTTAGGGCTTTCCTCACCCTTGTCTGGAAAGAACTAAACCTACCAAGACCAACTAGAGCTCAATTAGCAATAGCAAAATATCTACAGCATGGACCCAAGAGACTCCAAATATCAGCCTTTAGAGGTGTTGGTAAATCTTGGATTACTGCAGCTTTTGTTCTTTGGACGCTCTACAATGATCCGGATAAAAAGATCATGGTTATATCAGCGTCTAAGGAAAGGGCTGATAACTTTTCAATCTTTTGTCAAAAACTAATCATTGATATTCCTTGGTTACATCATCTAAGACCTAAGGGAGATGACCAGAGATGGAGTCGTATCTCTTTTGATGTTGGCCCTGCAGCTCCTCACCAAGCCCCCAGCTGTAAGTCTGTTGGTATCACTTCACAGATGACCGGATCAAGGGCAGATCTGATGTGCTTCGATGACGTAGAAGTTCCCCTTAACTCTGCCACTGATATGCAGAGAGAAAAACTCCTACAACTCATAACAGAAGCAGAGGCAATCTTAACGCCTAAGAAAAGTAGTAGAATCTTATTCTTAGGTACTCCTCAGTCAACCTTTACTGTCTACAGAAAGCTAGCTGAGAGAGCCTACAAGCCCTTTGTTTGGCCTTCTAGGTATCCAAAGTCTATTGCTAATTATGAGGGTCTTCTAGCCCCTGAATTAGAGGAGGATATTGCTAATGATAAAGCTGAGAGTTGGACTCCTACTGATTCAAGATTTACTGATCTTGATTTGACAGAACGAGAGGCATCTATGGGTCGGAGTAACTTTATGCTCCAATTCCAATTAGACACAACTCTCTCTGATGAAGAGAAGTTCCCTCTCAAATTTAGAGACCTTATTGTTACCCCGCTCGGTGAAGAATGTGCAGCTAGGTATGTTTGGTCCGCTGATCCTCGCTACGTCATTAAAGACCTCAACCCTGTCGGCCTACCTGCTGATCGCTTCTATGCACCCATGTTCATTGAAGAAAGAGCAGTTCCTTATAGTGAGACGATTATATCGATCGACCCTAGCGGGAAGGGTGCCGATGAAGGTGTGGCCTGTTGCCTTTCTCAAGCTAATGGCTACATTTTCCTTAGAGAAGTCAGAGCTTATAAAGAAGGGTACTCTGATAGTACCTTGCTCGACATCATTTCTCTTGCTAAACGATACAACGCTACGAAGCTAGTTATAGAGACAAACTTTGGTGATGGTATGTTTACTGAACTCCTAAAGAGACATGCTATTGATCAACACCTATTTGCTGACCTGGAAGAGGTTAGAGCTACAACTAGAAAAGAAGAAAGAATCATAGACACACTTGAACCTGTGATGAATCAACATAAACTCATTGTTGATCCTAAGGTCTTTGAATGGGATTACAAATCTAATCCTGATCAACCTCCTGAGAAAAGACTTGAATATATGTTGATGTATCAACTCTCTAGGATGTGCCGTGATAAAGGAGCTGTAAGACATGATGACAGGGCTGATGGATTAGCTCTTGGCGTTAAATACTTTATTGATGCTGTTGCTCAATCAGCTCAAGAACAAATACGTCTACGAGAAAAAGAAGAGTGGGATGCTATGCATCAAGCTTTTATAGACCACCCTCATCTAGCTACAGATGCCCTTGTATTGGGTCGAAGCTTTAAAGGACTTAAAACCCTACCAAAGCAAGTCTACGACTGGACTCCGAGCCGTAAATAGGCCATTAAAGGGAGGTATACAGAGGAAGTGGTGCTCCTCTGTGTGGATTGCGGTGAGATGGAGACCCTCGTATCTTTTCAGGGTCTCCTCCGACATAAAGACACCAAAGACAAACAAGACAAAGATTGTAGAGCGGATCTTTGATACTTCATAACCCTAGTGTTTCTACACGAGCGAGCGGTAGCGAGCGAGTGAGTTATAACCGCATAACCTTAAAAGAAGAATATAACCACACACCTTAAAACTCCTTTAAGAGTCAATACCGTTTGTACCGATTGTATCTATTAATATGTCTAGTTGGTTAATAGTTCTATTTTGTGTCTGTCTATTGCTTGGGTACTATCTCATATTTATCTCCAGAGAGAGATACTTGTAAGACTCGATTACCTTCTCGGTGGTAGTACTCACATAATCTACATTTATTATTAGATTTTTTATAGACCTTTTTGTGTGATGTTATTCCACAGTCTTCACACTTAAATTTTACCAACCATGTCATGTCGGGATTTGGATTGTCTTCGCTAAATTTCCACAATGTTCAGGTGGGGAACTTCTGCCCTTTTAATGTATCACATTATTTTTTATGAGTGGAGATAATTTGTTGGGTAAACAACCCCTTAAGTTCTATTCAAAGGTTATTACTACTACAAAAGCTATTGAATTGATGCGGATGGGGAGACTTGAACTCCCACGCCATAAAGACACGAGTACCTAAAACTCGCACGTCTACCAATTCCGTCACATCCGCCTGATACTTAACCCTAGAGAGGGTCGAGTATTTTGTCAAAAATTTGTGTTGGGTATTCGCAAGGCGCTCGGGCTCAGACTCCCCCATAGCCCCTCCCGTTTTCGTGGTGTAGGGGGGTGGGGTACTATTTTTTTACGTGGGATACCCTGAGATCCCAGTCATAGCCTACATCCTCATCGGATTAAGGAACCGATGACCTATTGAATTTTTATTTAAATCCTCAATCCATTTTTATTTTTCTATTCCCATCTGTACGTTTTTAATATGAGAAGCAAGAGAAGCCCTGACTATTACCAACAAATCATCCACAGAATCCTAGTCCAACAGTACGACAGGATGAACAGGCAACTAGATACCGTACCTCTTGATGGAGTAGACCTGGATAAAGACTCAAGACATTCAAGAATAATTAAAGGAGTAATGGCAATGGAAGAAGAATGGATAATAGACCCCAAGCTCAGGGCTCAGCTATCACTCATCGACCTGCAGCCACCACAAGACCTTGTATAAAAAGATAC